ATTTACTGCGCAGGGGCCACTCAATGCCTGCACTGCACCGGATGCACCAGTGCCGCCATTTGCAACTGGTAAAGCACCAGTCACGCCAGTCGTAAGCGGCAACCCAGTGCATGAGGTAAGCACTCCAGAGGTCGGCGTACCAAGAATTGGTGTCACCAATGTCGGCGTGTTGGCAAATACATTTGCGCCCGTGCCTGTCTCATCTGTGAGTGCTGCCGCCAAGTTTGCGCTTGATGGGGTTGTCAAGAATGTCGCCACATTTGCAGCCAAACCAGAAACGCCAGTCGCAACAGGCAAGCCTGTGCAGTTGGTCAAAACACCGCTTGCTGGCGTGCCAAGCGCGGGCGCTACCATTGTTGCGCCGGTAAACAGCAGCGCGTTAGTAAGCTGTTTTGTCGTGCCCCCTTGCACGATTGGCAAAACGTCAGTTGTTGCCGCAGCAGTAGCGGATGGGAGGGCTGTGATTGCAATGGTTGCCATGTTAGTAATTCCCTGCGTAAATGTTAAAGCGTTGACGAGTGGCGACAATGGCGTAAGGCATAGACATCACGTCATCTGGATTGTTGATGCGCTTCAAGTTGCGCTTGCTAGTCATGGCAATGCGCTGCACTTGAGGGCTTGGCTCAACGCCAAACTCAGGCGCAATCTCCATCGCCAAGTTGTAGGTGAACGCCCGCAAATAGCCTGGTGGGAAGAACAAGTCAGTCGCCAAGGTGGCGGGGTTGCTCAGTTCTTGCACCGAGACAAAGTGCCATTCCAAGTCGCGTGTGGGGCGTGGGTAGATAGACATCGTAACGTCTGGGTAAGTCATGTTTACAAAAATGACTTGCGGATACGTTGACGTTACGGTTTTAACGGCGATGCCGTTGTACTGTTGCTGGTTGATGAACTTGATGCCAAACGACACGTTTGTGCCAGGGTCACGAAAGTACGTTGCCTCGTCCAGCAACACGGGGCGCAGGCCAATAAAGTTACCCGAAGGGCCAAGTGTGCGGATGTACTCGCCAGCAGGCCAAGTAAAGGTTTGATCTTGTGTGCAAAATACAGACAGGCGCTCAGTATTCCATGAGTCGATCATCTGATTCATCGCCATCAGGCTGTCTTGCGACACTGATGCAGAGGTTGTTTCACCTTCGGCCAACACGCCGATCAAACGAAGTGCCCGATTGATTTGATCGCCAGCAGTGTAAACGGCCATCTCAGACTCCTTCGGCTACAGCCTTGCGTGTGTATTTGCGCTTAACTTCTAGCGCGTTGACTGCTTCTTCAGGTTCTGAAGGCATGTCTGGATTGTAGCGCGTCCAGCCGTGTGTTTCATCGTAAACGGCTTCAAGTTCCATAGTGGCAACTTTGCGTCCGTGAACAGGGTGTTGGAGATAAATGTTCATAAGAAAACGGGGGCCGAAGCCCCCATTTGGTTAGGATGCTACCAATGGAACAGAGTACCACTGGGTAGTGGAAGATGCCACCAACAACGAACTAGTAAGGTTTGTAATGCTATACGCACCGTTAGCCGCAACTGCATTAATTGCCCCGCCAGTGGCGGGATAAATATTCAGCGCTCCGGCAGCGGTGTTTTTAACAATAATTACCATACCAGCTACTGCGGTAGGCAAAATCACGCCTTTAGTACCATCTGCCGCCGAAACGACATTGATACCCTCAGCTAGTGCAGCAGCATTGCCTTGAGTACTGCCCGCCGCCGCAACAGCAGCAACAGGAAGACGAATGGCGCCGGTTGAAGTGCCAGCTATGGTTGTAGCAGCTATGGTTGTAGCAGTTATGGTCGTAGCGGTCACCGCTTGCAACGCTGACGCGCCGGTAACGGTTACGCTATCAAATTCAGGGTCGCTATACGCAACGCCTACAGCTTTAGTATTTGGCATGATGTTCCTTTAAGAAGATGGGGCCGAAGCCCCATCAGATTTAGGCAATGCGGTATGCAGTCCAAGTGCCATCGCCGGTTTTACGAGCGAGGAACCGGCCTGAAGTGCTTTCCAGCACGACAGGGTTGCCAACGATTGTCCAGCCAGTACCAACAGCCAAAGTGACTTGGAAAGAAGCGTCAACCACCACAATAACAAACTCAAAAGCAGCGTTTACTTTTGCCGCCGCCGTGATGTCAGCTTCTACCAATGCCACGGTGGGCAGTGTGGCGGTAATGTCAGCAGCAGAATCGCTGGTAAACAGACCGTTTGACAGTTGGGCAGCGGTCAAAGTTACGTCAACAGTCAGGGCCGTAGGAGCGCCTTGAACCGACAGAACAGCTTCACCGATATTGCCGTCACCAAGCTGGTAGCCACCAGCGCCATTAGGGAGTGCCATGATAATTTCCTTAAAAAAGATTTAAAAAACGCCCCCGAAGGGGCATTAGGTTTAGCCCCAGATGCGGCAAGCCATTTGTGGACGGATGGTGCTGAAGCCGTACAGAACGTCAATACGGCAAGGCATACGGTCGTTGTTGATGTCGTACTGACGAACAACGCGCAGGCTGATACCGTTGTGAACGGCACGCGCAGCCATGTCAACGCCTTGTGGCAGCAACAGGTCAGCAGTGGCGAACGTGATGGCATCCTTGTGGTAAACCAAGTTCTGAGCGTACTGAGTAGAAGCAGAGCCTACAAAGGTTACGACACCGCCAGTTGCAGGCAATGCGCTCATAGTAGCCAAAGCGTGGCTAGCAGAGTACATAGCAGCCACGGTCACAGTCCAAGTACCACCCACGGCAGTAGAGTCAGTCAACGCAACAAATTGGAACAGAGAACCAGTTGACTCACGGGTCTGTGGGTTAACAGCATTGCAACCACTGATTGTGAACACATCACCAGCTTTAATCGTGGTGACTACAGAGCCTTGCTCCAACAGAATAGTTTCTGAACCTTCGGAAGTAACGCCGGGGGTCTTGACCAGTGTGGAAGCACTTGCGCTACGTGAGCCAGTGGTGTGCTGCTTGATCGACTGAGACATGTTGATCTCGTCAAAGCCCAACACGCCAGTGCCCATCATGCCGTTCTTGAACTGCTTGGAGATAGTGTCGGTCGGATTGAACAGACCTTTCATACCTTCAACCAGACCAGCGTTGGCCGCTGGGTTCACGGTGGCGTAGCGTGGGTTCATCACAGCAGCGTTCTCGTTCAGCTTCTGTTGGGCTTGGAGCAGCACCAGCGAAGTCGAAGGAGTGGTGCCAGGCGTGCCAACGGTGTTACCGATGGTTTTGTACGCATTGGCAACGTCAGCATCAATGCTGGAGGCCAACTGGCTGATACGCGGCTTAAGAACACGCTCTGCGAAGTCGTCCAATTGCATGGTCAATTCAGCAGATGTGAAGTTGACACCGATGTGCTTTTGGGTAGAAACAGCCAGAGTGGTGAACTGCTCGTTGTCGTCCTGAACTTGCAGGGCGGCACCGTCAGTAACCAGAGCGCGGTCAGGCAGGCGAATACGCAGTGTGGAGCCAATCTTAGCGCCTTCAACAGCAAAGCTGTCGTCGTACTGGCGATTGACGTTACGGGTAAGAACCAGATTGTTTTCGAGAATCTCAAGCGCTTTGCGCGTGATCATGTCGATGGTAAGAATCGAATTAGACATTTGTAAATTTCCTAAAAAAAGTTAGCGGATACGTTGTGCTTCCCACTTCTTCATCTGCCTTACACGTTCAGCTTCAATCCACTGCGAGGCCGTCATGCTCTTGATGGAGCGTGGGTCTGTAGTGTCAAGTGCTGGCGAACCAGTGGCTCGGGCGGTAACAGGTGAAATCGGCGTTGGCGCTGACGTTGTTCGTTTGACCGGAGGTTCTGCGGCCAATTTGGCCTCAATCTTTCCAATCTCTTTTGCCTGACCGAGCGGCGTCATGCGGGCAATACGTTCCGCGTCCTTGGGGTTAGAGCCGAGATAGTAAGCTAACTCAGGGCCAATTTCCGAAGACTGAATCGTTTCGGCCATCACGTTCGTGATCGGCAGTTTTGGGTTGTAGGCGACTTGTTCAAAGTCATCGTACTTGTCCCGCGCTGCTTCCTCAAGTTCTTGATAGCTTTCAAGAATAGCAGAGTGCTGCTTGGCAGCTTCACGCTTTGCAATCAGTTCTTCAGCCTTCTGTAGCGTCAACGCTTCCGTATACGCTTCGGTAGACTCAAACTGATCAGCGGATGCTGTCGGGGCGGCTCTCAGCGTCTGTTGTTCAGACTGACGCTGTGCTTGATCTCGTTCCCACTTACGTTGCTCTCTTGCGAGGCGTTTGCCAATAGCTGCGTCAAGTTCCTCTTGCGAGAATGTCTTGCTTACTGCTTCTGGCGTTTCCGGCGTTTGAACATCAGTCGCAGGCGCAGCCGTTGCTTCCTGTTCTGGCACGGGTAGTGACTCCGCTGGTACTTCTTCTAACATTTATGAATCCTTGGATTCCTCGGTCAACCTGGCCGATACGGTTGTGCCGCTATTATGCGGCAGATTCTTGGGTTTGTGAAGCGACATACGCCGCAATCACGCCAGCCGTGTGAATGGATGCTGCAATGGCTTGCACCTTGGCATCTTCACCACTCACGTCAGCACCGGGCACGACAACGTGGCGGTGGAACTTGCTGCTGATTTCAACGCCATCTTCTTTGATAGCGGTCTTGGTGCGAACTTGAATTGAGCCGTTTTCAACAACTTCAATCAGATCGACAGATACAATTTTTTCTAGCATGATAATTTCCTTGTTTCCAGAGTAGCTATCCCGCTACACATTAAGGTTTCCAGTTGTCCGAACTGGTACGGATTAAGCTACTACGCCTTTGATTACATTAAATGTCAAAACAACAGCCTCAGACAGCGAACCGCCAGATATGTTTCGTAAACAAATAACTGTTTGATTAGAAAGTCCAACATTAGCCCATGCTTGATATGTTCCGTCAGTTGCAAGTCCTGGGCTATTTACATTTACTAAAATAGAATCATTAACGCCAATTTGCGTGTTGTTTAAGGCAAAAGTTACAGTCGTATTAGCGCCAAGTGGAGCATTATTTGTTGTAATTTTTCCGCACATTTTGTTTAAAGTAACTGCGGTGCTTTTGTTAGTAGCCTGTGTGACTGTCCCGCCAGCGCCTGTGTCATACCCAAACCCACCAGCAAACCGCACCTCATTTTGTGTATCACCAAACGAATATGGAAGCGTTGAGTCGCTGTTGTTTTCGCCTGTCGGTGGATACAACACGTTGCCATTGGCATCGTTATGGATGCCAGCGTAGTG